CAAACCCTGCTGCCGCATTTCCTGTATGTTTTGTTTCTCTTCTCTGGTCACAACAATCACCTCCATGGAGAAAAAAAGAAGGGCGGCTCCTCACAACCGCCCCGACCTTACTTTGGAATTTTCAAAACCTGCCCCGCATGAATGGTGGTTGAGAACAACCCATTCAGGGACATAATCTCCGGATATCTGGCACCACTGCCGAGCTTTTTCTGTGCGATACCCCAAAGGGAGTCACTTTTGGCTACCGTATAGACGGTATAGGTTTCTTTGACCTGACCGCCGCCGACTTTGGACAGGACATCCTTATCCACCCAAGTGTTGATACCGGCCTCCTCAGAACCGTTAGACTTCCTGACCTTCTTTCCGAGCAGAACACAGGCTTTCCTGCCCTTGGTGACGGTCTTGCCGCCAGAGGTCACCTGTGTCACCCGGTGGTAATAATCGGAAATGACCCAACCGGGAACCTCCTTACTACCTGGGTAGTAGCGGGTGGTGCCAGTCTTGAACTCCACGAGCGCGCCCTCCCCGATTGTACCGGGAGTCGGCTCGGGTTCCGGTCCCGGCTTGGGATCGACAGCGCCGCCGCTGGCCAGCGCTTTCTTGACGGCAGCCCGAAAGGTATCCATCGATTCGCCGTGCTTGGGAAACCAATGCATGACATCCGCGTGATTAGATGCGATGCCCTTTTTATATCCCTCACTGTGGCAGATGATGTTGCCTTCATTCAGTCCGTACATTTTGCAGAGTATCACGCATAGCTCCACGGCATTTTTCCATGCCGCCCGGAAGTACGCCTCATTCTTCGCCGCGTCATAGCCGACCATGGTGGCTCCACCGCTGTATTTGAAACCCGCCGGTTCGCAGATTTCAAACCCGATATGCGTATTGTTGGCGGTACCGCCAGCGTGCCAGCCGCGATGGTTCCACGGCAAGTATTGACAGACTTCTTTATCATCGAGAAAAGCGTGGACGCACACCTGCCGGTCGGTTTCTCCCTTGGCGTAGGACTTGTTCCAGCGCGAAAACCAAGCAGCGGCCATGATGCCCGGAGTGGCGGTCGAGTGGACCATGATGCCGGAGGGCGTGATCTTGCGATTGGCAGTGTAGCAGTCATTCCGCGTCATGTAGTTTACAGTCAATTTCATGGTAGGCTCTCCTTTGTTTTCAGCCTCCTCGTCGGGAAAAACAGAATCGCCACTGCCGTAATCTCCGACAATGGCGGTTCCGTCATAATAAAAAGCGAGGATTTGTGTGTAGGGAACGCCGTTCTTGGCCGCCCACATTGCACCGATCTGACTGAGGCCGATGCCGTGGCTGGCCTTGGTCGGCTTCTCGACATTGGCGGCAGCATCCCATTCGTCGGTTTTGTTCACATAATAGGGATAGTGCTTGCTCCACACATCGCCGCTGCGCTTGGTCAGGCCACCGTTAGAGGCGGAGTAGAAACAGTCGACTATGGAGCCGTCGTAGCAGAGTACCTGGCCGCGTGTTTCCTCAACGGCCTGCCTGCTGCGCGGGCTCTTGGCTGCGAGGCTGTAGCGGTAGGCTTGAAAAGAGGTGGTATCATCCATCACGGTTCCAGCCATGGCCCGCTTTGCCGCAAAAGTGCGGGCGGCGATGGCCTGCGCTTTGAGCGCATCCATGTGGGAGGACTCATACACCTCGGCAGGAACCACGCCGCAGAGGTATTCCTCGATGTCCAGCGTTATAGTTCCTGTGCCATATTGCGCGGTATTCTCCGCACGGGTCATTCGCAGGAGCACATTCATTTGCCGCCCTCCTTGTCATTGCCATTGTGAAGCTGCGCCAGTACATCCTTGAGCTTCTCAGGAATCGGCAAGCCGAGGTGCCCGGCGTTTTCAAGCAGAGAAATCCCTTCGTTGCTCAGATAGAAGAAAATCACCGCTGTACGCAAAACGCTGCCATCGCCAATGATCTGGCTGTCCACGAGATGGCCAACGCCCACCATCATGAAGATGAGGATTTTGCGGAAAATCCCCTTAAAACCGACATTGCTCGAAAGTTCCTTGTCCGCAATGGCACACATGACGCCGGTCAGGTAGTCGAGTACGACAAAGGCAATTAAGGCGTAAAGAAAGCCATCCATGCCTCCAAGGAACCACCCAAAAAATCCGCCTACCCCGGCAAAGCCAACCTGAACCCAATTCCATACCGTTTTCATGATCAGAACCTCCTGTTTTTAATAACAAAACACCCCTGCCAAAGGCAGAGGCGCAGTTGCGTATAATAAGATTATATTTGTTTGGGCATGTGCTCCCAAAGCCGCATGTCCTCTTGGCCCAGCGACCAGATCGCTACACCCCGGAGCCCCCAGCGGTAAGCGGCTTCATTGGCCCAATACACCATGCTGTCCACATCCTGATAGTAGACGACGCAAAAGCCGTCCGAATCACCAAAGAACAGCCGGGAAATCCAGACGTTGATGTCCCTTGGAATCACGGTGCCAGTGTAGTTGCCGCCGCAGGCTACCCGGATGATGTCCGAATGAAAAAAGTCGTAGTCCATGGAGATGTCCTCGCTACGAGTGGAAAGCTCCTCCACATCCGAGGTCAGCGTGAACACTTGAAACTCGTTATCCCACGTTACTCCACTGCGGTTGATCCGGCCATAAGACTTCGTGGTGCCATCCGGCATTCGCACATCAAACGCCTCGTAGGGCTCATATGTCCAAGCATCGCCCAAACGCAGCAGCTCGCACTTCACCGGCCCGTCCGACTGAAACCCGCAATACCCGGAGGTGGCCGACACGGTTGCGGTGAAGCGCAGCACGTTGCTGGAACCGGAGTATACTCGGACGTGATTGCCACGCTTGCGCATCTCCACGAGGTACATGTTGGGGTTTCTACGGATGTTGGCGTCGCTGGTACGGGAATATTCGCCCTGCCAACTCCCCAGCAGGGTGCTCCCTTGGTAGAGCTCCACCCGCTGATTGCCAATGTTGATGCAGCAGAACAGGTTGCCGAGGAACACACCGGCGCGACCTGTGCCGGTGGATGGAAACGCCAGCCGCGCCCGGAGGTGTACGTCGGAGAAACCGCTGTATTTCCACGCAAGCTGCCCACTGCCCTCAAGTTGGCAATAAGGCCGGTTGGAAGTCCAATCGTCGGGGTCGCGCCAAACTCCCCAGTTACCGGAAAGTGTGGTCCAGTAGGAATCCTGCAGGGGCGGCTGATCGCGGAAGTCCTCGTACCACGCCAAGGCGCTGTCCGGTTTGCGGCGCAGCATTTCCGTGGTGAGCCGGAATCCTTCTGCCGGAGCGCGCATCTGACTGTTGACATCCTTAAAGTGGCGCGGTTTGAGAGAATAGCTGGCGCTGCCCGCCGAACACTCCTGCGAAAAGCTGTTGCACACCCGAAAGCCGTAAAACACCGAACCGGGGACGCCGCCCGTGATGACGATGGTGTGTTGGCCCGCCGACAGCGTGCGCCCGGTGGCCAGCGCCCGCCAGTGGCTCTGCTTCCAGTAAGGCCACCACATCCGGTTTTCGTTGAAGGAAACCGCGCTGCCGTCCAGCGTCAGGTTGATACCGTTTTTATCCCAGAAAGGAAAGCCGATGCGCACCGCCACATCATACACGCCGGTGGCCGGTACCGAGAAATTGTAGGTCGCCGTGCCATTGGCGGCGACAGCGGCGGTGGTATCGCCAATGATCATGTTGCCGGTGTAGCTGTCCGGCTTGCCGTCCCGGTCGATGTATATGGTGCCGAAGGAGCTGCTTTGTTCCTTGCCGTAACAGGTCAGATAACGGCGGCGGTTATAGGTGTCGCCTATGAGCGGACCAGTTCTCGAAACCGAATCTTGCCCCTCCATGTAGTCGTAGATGAAAGGCAATATATACGGCCCCTTATCATAATCGTCCCAATAGGAAACGAACGGGATGTACTGCTGCCGGGAGGCAAAGTTGTACCCGCCCTTCTGCCAAATCTCAGCGGCGTAGTAGGTGTTGGAGGTGCCGCGATACTGCTTTCCCTGATTGGCCGGAGTGTCGAAGATCTGCCACTCCCAGCCGTAGGCCGGAAAGCCCAAGTACACCTTGCTCGGGGTCATGACTTGCGTGGCGTAGTTGTAGATGCCCTCCAGCCAGCTTCGGGGTGACACCGGGCCGGGCGCGGAGCCCGCCCATGCCATACCGTAGCTCATGATGGCGGCGGTGTCGCAGTAGGGATTGAGGTCGGCGTACACGCACCAGTTCTCGCCACCCACCGAGCCCTGCACGCCGGTCATACCGGGTAGGCAGATGTTGACGAGCTTTGCGCGGTTGTAGGTTTTAACTGTGTTGTAGATATCCCGGAACAGTTCATTCGCCGCCTGCCGGTTTTCGTACCCGCCGCCTTGCTCGAGGTCGATGTCGACCCCGGCGCACCACGGGTACTTCTGTATGATGCGGGTGAGTTCCGAGAGGAACTTGGTCTTTGCGCCGTTCGTATTATTCCGAAGGGCTGTGAAAATGGAGGCATAGCCGTGGTTCATCACAGTCAGCATCCACTTAATGTGGGACCACTTGTTGATGTAGGGCATCATATTGGCAATCGGGGTGCCGGTTTCGGTGATGGTCCCGGTGCTGTCCACCTCAAAAGTGAAAATACCCACCGTGTCGAGACGGTCGCCATATTTCTCAAATGCCTCGTACATCCGGGCATTCTGCATGAAGGCCCACACCATGCAGCGCTTGCCTTTTAGATAATTGCTCATGGCTTCGATTCTCCTTTCTGCATCTCCCGGAACTCAACGTACAGCCGGGCCGAGGTGCCTTGCTGCAGCTCCACCTTATACTTGGAATCGTAGGCCGCCGCGTATTGAAAAAAGCCCCACTTAGGCGTAGGGCTTCCATTGCGCAAGCAGTGCCGCCCCGAGGCGAGCAGGGCGAACTCGTCGCCCGCGTTGGCCACCGAGCGGAAGGTGGCCTTGTGGGAGCCCGTTTCGGTGGCGAGGTGGATACTTTCAACGGCCATACTGTCCAAGGGATATAAATAATAGTCGAGGCCGGTGCTGGTTTGTCCGGGGACATTGAGCAGGATGGTGGCCCCGTGCCGGATGATCCCGTTGCGCCATATGACCGGACCGTGGGGGTCTCGGAGCATGGTGGAGGTGTGCGGGGTGTAACCGGTAAGCCGGTCGCCTTCTTGAAGCTGCAGGTCGGTGAAATAGATGATGCCGGTGCAGTCGTGGACCGAGAGCCGGACGGTGATGCTCACCACGCGCCTCTCTTCCTCGCGCAGTTTGATGGGCTCCACGAACCGGATGAAATTATCTACCATGACCTCACCTACCCATCAAGTGTCCACTGGATTTCGCTCGCATGACCAACCCAGCCGGTGGCGATAGAACCCGCCTGAAACATTACATCGGTGAAATATACCATGCCGGTGCAGTCGATGACACAGAGTCGGATGGTAATGGCCCGCACGTTGCCATAGCCTTGCGGCGAGGCACTGCGGGCCACCTGCTGAAAATATGCCACAGGCGGCCTCCTTCCTTAATACAAATCAATAAACCTCGTTTCGGTGGTCCCGTCCTCAAATTCGAATACCACCTCAATACCAACCTGCCCATTGGGGCCTTTTTGAAGATCATCCGAGCCAATCTGCGCCGAAATGGTGTAGCTGCGGCGATTGGCGGGATAGATGGTCTGATACATGCTTTTGGTGCTGCCCGACACACCCACCGCCTTGAAGGAGGCATTGCCGCTCACGCCGCTGGACTCCAACTCAAAGCCGGAGTTGGTCCAATAGGCGAATCCGTTGTCAGCGCGGCTGTTGCGCAGCAGGTTAAACGGCACCATATCCTTGATTTCCTGCGACATGACATTGGACTGGTCGAGTTGGTCGGCAATGGCGCTGTTTGAAGAATCTCCCAACTCCCGCAGCTTGCTGGAGAGCTCCAGAACCGTTTTCCACGGCTCTTGCACGTTGTATTGTCTGCGGATGACGCGCGTATTGATGGTGAGGCCCAGATCGCGGTCATCCACCGTCACGATGTCGCCCAGTTCCCAATCCTCGTGCTCGTAGCCGGTGAGCACCGAGAGGTCCATAACCGACAGCACATAAGAAACACGAGGTTTGCCATATTCAGCCATGCGCATCCGGGTGAATTCCAACATCTGATAGGGATTGGTGAAGTTCGAGAGGTCAAGGGTGGACACCCGAATTTCACTGGTGAAGGAATAGTCCTCCACATAGGGCTTGCCGTCGTTGATGCTGGTGAAGTTGATGCCATCCTTGCCATAGGCGTATAGCCGAGTGATCAGGCTGCGGGTATCCACCACGCGCTTGATATTATTGAGGTTCTTTCGGTAGGCAAACAGCGCCCCGGACTCCTTGCCCGAGAACACATACAGATGCACCAGCCGGTTTTTATTGTCGAAAACGAGATCGCCGCCGTGGAGCGATTGCACCATGCGCAGGATGGCGAGGGAGTTCTTCTCTTCACAGGTCCATGAGCGTAGTGTGCTCACATTCACCTCGCCAACCTCCCAGCCCGTGCCTTCCAAGGCCCAGCGCATGGCCTCGTCGGCCAGGGTCGCATTAAATTCGCGCGGCTCCTTCTCCGCAGAGTAGGTCAGATCATAAAACACGGCCTCGGCATACACCGAAGTCACGATGCTGCCGTCCGATGCCTTTTCGTCGGTGATGGTGCGGATGCGGTAAACCTCATCGCCCACCTGCACCATTTTCTCGTTTTCCAGTGACAGCCGCTTTCCATCCTCAAAGGGCAACTTGAAGTCCAGTGTGTCGGAACCGTTGACCTCGCTGGTGACGATGATGTCGTAGGCGCGCTCCAATACCGCATCCCACTGGCCGTCCGGGGTCATCACCATGGGACGCTCGAAGCCGAGCTTCTTGCGATGCGGCGGGGGCGGGATATCGTGTAGCTGAATATCTACCAGCCGAGGCGTGAGGTCGAAATCGCTGGTGGTAAAGGTGACCCGAAAGCGGATGTAGGTGCCGGGCGGTGACATAAGAGCGCCTTCGTTACCCGTAGCGGCCCATTCCGACCATTCCTCGAAGTCGTAGGAGGTAGAGGTTTCCACCAGCGAAATGGCGGTCACACCCGGTGTGTATTCTGAGGTAACGGCCACCCGGCCTTCGCCCTCCAAGGCATACTCCGAGGCAATGGTCAGCAGCTCGCCGGATTCCGGATAGGTACCGGAGCGCCGCAGCACCACCTTGCCGGGCTGGGAGATCGCGTCCACGTTCGCGGAAGTATCGCCGCCGTTGGCCATGAGGGACTGTTTGAAGTACCGCGCCAGATCATCGACGGTAAGCTTGCTTTCCGTTTCGAAGAACCAGTCGTCGAAGCCGCCCGCATACCAGTAGGTAGTGGTATGACGGCCTATTTCAATATCGGCCACACAATTGGGATTAAGAGTGCCAGTGATGGCGCGCAGCGGACCGAACCACAGCTCGCCGGTGCTCCGATCACCAATGACATACTGCGTGGTGTTCGCCACAAGATCGATGATGTTGCCCATGAAATACCAACCATTGTTTTTGAAAGTGATGGTCGGCGTTTCGGACTGGTCACAAATCAACCCCCCGGTGCTGTTGTACAGCATCATGCGCGGGCGGCCTGAAATAAGGGAAATATACAAAAGCGGCTGGCCAGGGCCAGCGCGCGTATTGAAAATCGGGCAGTAGGTGTTACCCACCGAGTAGGTGGTCGGGTTGATCCAGCCGCCCACAGCGATCCGGTCGCCCAGGTTGGAGAAGAAGGAGCCGTCATTCTTGGCGTATAGGTAGGTCTGCTCGGTGGTAGGGTTATTGGTGTTGATGCGGATATACCGGCCATGCCGCCCGTTCACAAGCGCAGCGGTGGTGCCGGACCACTTTTTCACCTCGAAATGGCGGCTTCTTCCGGACGAATCCAGCACATAGTTCACACCGTCTGCCACCGTAGGCGTCGCCTCATTAAAGCGCCACATGGCACTCGTTTGTGGGGTCATCGGAAATTCGCCGGTGAACTGCTCCTGTTTGTTTAAAGTCAGCATAACTGCCATGAAATCACCTCCATCGGCTGTGCGCCTCTATATTTAAATCCACGAAGGTGGCGTTCTCGACAGTCACCTTTACGGTGTTGGTTCCTTTGTATAGGGCAGGGAAATTTAGCTCTTTCAAGCAGGGCAGCCCATTGCGCAGGGTTTCGCCTTCTTCGTTCACCACCTTGGCGGTCACAAGACCGGAGTCTATGACCAGCGTCTCGCCGTCTGCCAGCGGGCCGACCACCTGCAGCTCTTCATCATTGGTGGTAAGGAAGATTTTTGTGCCGGTGAGGATCACACCCCGCAGACAATATACCGGCTCCGAGACAGTGTTGCCCTTTTCACGCTGGAGCGAATGCGTTCCCGTTGTGGCGATGGTATAGGTTTCGTCGGTCAGCGCATAGGCGTGTGGGTCCGGACAAACAAAACGAAGGTCAAAGGAACCGGCAGAACGGATGAGCCGCTCGCAGTCCACTGCCTCATACAGCCGGGCGGAGAAGCACCTGTCCGGCACATCATCCAATATGAGCCGCTGGGTGCCGAAGTCCGGGTTGAGCCAGTCGGCCATCTCGTCCAGCACCCGCACGAGTTCTGCAAAACTGCGCTGGGGGTAAATATTGCAATGTACCGTGATGATTTTTTCGGCGCTGTCGGTGCCAAAGTCCGCGACGCCCGGTCTGCCCGGAACCGTTACAAACGAGTTGCGAAGAGACGGCACCGCCTGCCAGTTCGACAGGCGCGCCTTCACCCGCATGCTCTGGGAAGAGATGCCGTTGTAGATGAAGCCCATGCCGTCACCTCCTTATGCCGGGCTGAACCGGCCTTGTGCGCGGGAGCCGGTTTCCATCAGGTTGTAGAGTTCCTGCGAGACGCGCCGGATATCGTCCTCAGTGCGCACAATCATTTGCTGCACGACCACCAACGGACCGCTTGTAGCCGCCCAACCGCCAGCGCCACCGGCAACATTGCTATGGATATTGAGCCCTGCGTCTACATCGAAGTCCGTGGGAATGGCGTTTTGCATATCCTCACCGACATGCTCCATGGCTTTCTCGAAGCCTACACCAATGCCTTCGCCCAGATTGCCGCCGATTTCAGCAAAAAGCGTGGACGGGCTCTTGATACCGAAAAAGTTCTTGATCCGGTCGACCACTCCGCCAAAGAAGCCGGAGATCTTGTTCCACAACCACGCACCCGCATCTGAGATACCTTGCCACAATCCCTTGATGAGATTGCCGCCGACCTCCACGATCTTGCCCGCCGAATCCATGAAACCCTTAACCAGCGCCGCGATAATCTGCGGCACGGCCTTGACCACTTCGACGATGATTTTAGGAAGGTTGGTGATGAGCGACACGAGGAGCTGAACACCGGCCATGATGATTTTGTCGATGTTCCCGAGGATGGCCGTCACCAGCCCATTGATGATAATTGGGATGGCCGCCACGATTTGGGTGACGATCTGGGGCAAAGCCTGAATCAGCGAAATCAGCAGGTCGATTCCCGCCTGAATGATCATCGGGATAGACTGGATGATGGCGGTCACCAGCGAAGAAATAATCTGGGGAATGACCGCGATGATTTGGGCGATGATCTCAGGCAGTGCAGTCACCAGTGACACAAAAAGCTGAATCCCGGCATCGATGATCTGGGGAATGGCGCTGATAATGAAGTCCAGTATTGACTGAATCAGCGCCGGGAGCGCCGCAATCAGCTCGGGAAGTGCGGCCAACAGACCCTGCGCCAAGCCGAGTATAAGCTGAAGCGCCGCGTCAAGCAGCATGGGTAGGCTGTCGACTAAGCCCTGCACAATGGTCATCACTGCGCTTACGGCGGCAGGAATAAGCTGTGGAAGCGCCGCTCCGATACCGTTGACGAGCGCCGTAATGAGCTGAATGGCGGCAGCAATGAGCAGCGGGAGATTCGCAATGAGCGCCCCCACAATGGTCATCACCGCATCGACCGCCGCTGGGATGAGCTTCGGCAGTAACGACAAAATCGTGTTCAGCATCTGCGTGAAGATGTTGATAACCGTCTCCAGCAGCATGGGAAGCAGGTCGCCAACCGCTTGTAAAATTGCATCCATCGCAGGCGGTAGTGCGGCCACGATGTTTTCAAGGACCGGTACGATATTTTTC